TGCAGTTTTGCCAATTTTTTGTTCATAGCTAATGCCAGGACCGCCTGCAATAATAGTAGCTGAACTGCGTTCACGTATAGCCTGTAAAATTCTATTAGTCCATGATATTTGATGACTACTCAACGAAGTAATAGTCACAAGATCGGGATCACATGACAATAATTTATCAGCAGCTAGATTCGCAACTCGATCGCAAAGATCAAATAATGTAGTATCTTCAAAGACAAATTCCATAAAAGCAGATCCTACTTCGATCTGTCTCCAGATTTCTTCACCTACTATGTCTCGTATGAATACGTTTAAATCAAAGATCTCATAATCAAGATTATTATGATCACAAATTCCAGCAAGAAACGCAAGAGCAGCTGGTGGTCTATCAATGATTACATTTGCAGAGGATATCAATATGGCTTTATTATACATCATCGATCTGGGAAATCGTTTAGCAATTCCTCAATTATTTTAAATCTTTTTAGTTTCTCGCGTGTGCGATCAAGAACTGAAATCACAGGCGGATTATATTTTTCAGCATTTTCATTCTTTTTGTCAATGGTCCATTTTACTATAGGTGTAAAAAATTTCCACGACCAAATACCATTACACCCCCATATGGTAGACTGGGGGTGTGTTTGATTGTTAAACTTATAAACACCCATGTACTTAAAATATTCAGGAAGTTTAACATTATCAATAAACATGTCTACTAATTCAATTAGTTGGTCTTGAACAATATTGCCTGTGCCATCGACTTTGGTACTAGCTGCTGTTTTGCCGTAGATTTCAAGTTCTAGTAAATGTTGTCCGTCAATGAATTCAATAGGAATAGTGATAGACTCGTTGGTGGAAGAAAACAGATGATCCTCATATAAGTCATTATCAACTAATACTCTTAGTTTAGGCCATCCATTGCATTCGCTAGCATTAAATGTTATCTTGAGATTGTTCATCAGCTGTATTTAGCTCCGCTGGTTCTTCTTGTGCTAGGCCACCATCTAATAGTTTAGCATTAGATGATAATTCTTTCATTACTTTGTCTAAACAACCGTCTTCGTTGCGTTCCCATGCTTTACGGAATTGTTTAATAGTTGTTTTATCAGCAAATGTATAAACTAAACTATTGCCTTCTTTAGCCAACAAGCTCTTAGCTTCTAACATGTCTGTTAATCCACTGTATGGGCTCATACCAGTTTCATATGGAATCTCTACTTGGACTGACTCAAATGGTTTAGCATAACGAGTTTTCATGATCTTACAAGCGGCACGGATACCGTTAACTGTTGTAGTCTTGTTACCATCAGCGTCTGTTTTAAGTTTAAGTTTACGCATAGCTACCACGATACTCGAAGCATAGATAAAGCCTTGACCACCACTAATCTTATCATCCGGGTCAAACATGTCTTGTGACGCATAAGTGTGATTTGTACAAACTAATCCAAGATTTAATGTACCAAACATATTAACACAGTTACGAACAAGTGCTGTCAGTGCTTTAGGTTTACGACCCATGTCACCTTTCATCTCACCTGCTTCAAACTGGTTAACGTCTGTTGGAGTTAACATCATACCTAAACTGTCTACTACGAATAACACCTTTGGACGATCTTCTTCCGGTAGTGTGCGATATTCTTTAACAAAGTCACTGATAACTTTGGCCACATCATCGATCATAGCCATGTTAAGTTTTAGTAATTTGTCTTCTGTAGTATCTACACCAAGTGCGTGTAACCATGCTTCATCAAGTGCGTTTTCTGTGTCAATCAAGATTACATAAATGCCCTGTTCTTGTGCATGGCGTACAATATTACCACTACAGATAAAACTTTTACCTGCACCCGACTCACCAGCAAACACAGTTACTTTACCCATCGGAATACCTCTTTCAAAGTTACCAGATAGTAGGTAATTTAATGTGTAGTTGCCAGTGCTGATCCAATCTGTAGGATCGTTAAAGCCGATACCTAAGCCTTCAATGCTTTTGGTAATTGACTTTCTAAACTTTGATATATCAAATGGTTTTGCCATGTTTATTGCCCTCTATTAAATTATATAATTCTGTAAATACTGCCCTGCTGTTAATATTACGACGTTGATCCATCTTTGCTATCTCACCCAAACAGTAATCAATATTCTTTTCTACGGGTGTTTTTATGTATTGTAACATATTTCTTAGACCGTTTTCAAGTAAAAAGCCAGGCTTTTGACTAATCCAGTCTTGTAATTCTTGCTCTACTGATTGTAGCATAGTATTTGGTAAATGTCTAATATTTAGATGATCTGGACCTAACAATGCGCCTATAACAAAACTATTATTGTGGAATCCCAATCCTTTGAGAAATCTGACTGTATCAAATAATGATCTGTAGTTTAATAGATGATGTAACATATTAAATGTTATCTTATGATCAAGTTGCCTAATCTGATTTAAATTATCTAAAAAGTCCGCCCATTTGCCGCCATATCTCACATACTCAAATTCTGCACCCATCTCATCAACGCTTACAGTCCAATGTACATTGGGAAATTCACATATCTTTTCAAATACTCGGGTGCCGGTTTTGCTTAGATTAGTGTTCACCCTGAGATTAACCAGCGGATTTTTTTCTTGTAGTATTTCTAATAGCTCTAGATTTTCTTTCATCAGCAATGGCTCGCCACCGGCCATGTAGACATGTTTAAGTTGATCAGCACGGTCAAAAATATATTGTTTCATTTGCTGTAGTCTATGTTCCGGAACTTCGTTGAACTTAATACCCAATTCAGTTGCCCACTTGCTGCTGAACTCTGGACTGCAATATGCGCAGGCAAAATTACAAGTATTGTTCCAGCGTATATCAATAGTGCTTAACTTAAATACGTCGATACTTTTGTAGGTATCACGATTAACATTACGAAGTTCTTTAAGATAAAAAATACGATCACTAATAACGTCAAAACTGTTAGTATCTCGTTCTAGATCATAACAAACATTGCATGTTGGGCCTGGCTTGTTATATGTCATGTTATGTTTAGTTGTTAAATTAACTTCGCCTTGTAATATTTCTGTGATACTGTTATCTTTTAAATCGCCGATAGGACTGGGATTGCGGATACAGTTTTTGACTGTCCCGTCAAAGTTATACATAAATCCGGTCCAAGGAATAGGACAGAAATTCTTATTGGTTAAATATTCTTTGCTATCCACTCGTGTACTCCTTGGGCATACTCATCGGCATTCATATACTCAGGTGGCGCTTGCCCTGGTTGTGTTGCTATTGCACCGGGCCTAATCATTATTTGTCTAGGCCATGCATTGCGTTCTATTAATAATTTTTCTGCTAGTTCTAATGCTTTCTTTTGTATCAAATACTCATCCCACTCGCGTTTAGGCGGGACCTGCATATCAGTCATCTGCGTGCTGATATTCACTATGGTCTTCTGTTGACCTTCCCAAAGGTGCCATATTTCAAACAGTAACTCTGTTTGTGCAAATCCAACTTGTGCATTATTAACAAACATATCGCAGGGTTCGATCACAGCCGCTATCTTAGGCAAACTACGTATATTAAATCCATTACGGCGACTCAACGGTATGACTTCGTGCCCGTTAGCTTCAAACTGTTTGGCCAGCGCCAAACCAATACCAGCTGTGCCACCTGTAATCGCTATTTTCATCGTAACATATCCAGCGGTTCATTATGGAAAGTAAAACTAGCCACTATACGTGGTATTTTCGTTGCGGTAGTTTTTTCTACACTGTGCATGATCTGCGAATTAAAAACTATTGGATTTTTCATATCTAATAATTCAGCTACTATTTTATCATTCTTATACCATCTATTAGCCCAACCATCTGTGTTCAGCACAGGAAAATTAATTTTAGCTATAACTGGTAATTCGTCGATGTGTTTGCTTAGATGTTCGTCCTTAGTTATTATAGTGATAGCCGCATGCCTTGGTACTAATTTATATATTTTAAAATATTCTAACAATTCCGGAACTTCGCCTAGTAATTTTTTACAATCAATAAAATGCCACCCATAATTGGTCGTGTGTAAAATGTCTGTATATTCTTTTAAGAATTTATAAATTCCTACAGATATTTTAGATATGTTATCGCAGTCTAGTTCCACATAAGGTTTCATTCTATACCTCTTAATCTTTTTTGCTCTTGTATGTATGCTAGACTTGCTGGTGTGTCTTTATTTTCAACTGCTAATTCTCTTGGCATTATTAGATAAGCGTAGCTATGATCAATATTGTGTTTTTTAGTAAATTCAATGATATTCGGTAAATCATCTACGTTTAACACACTAACAGTAGTCCAGGTATTTAAGCTAATCGGCATTGCCATATAGCGTTGTAAATTCTTATAAAACTTATCCCAGGTAATAGGCCAACGTACAAAGTCGTGTACTGCGCCAATACCATCTAAACTAACTGTGACCGTCACGTGGATCCCACGTTCAGTTAAAGGAATTAATTCTTCCAATACTTTACTACCGTTAGTATTGAGTCTGATTGATTTTATATTTGCCGGTAAGTTAGCTAGTATGTGTTTGTAGTTTTTACTATGGCTCGGTTCTCCTCCGCTAATATCTAAATGCACTATACGTTCTTGTGGTAACGACCAAAAAAACTTAACATTATTAATTTTAATATATTTTTTATCAGTCAACCCACCAATCTTTGTACTATGATTTGCGTTGCACGTTAAGCAAGCACTGTTGCATAAATTATCTAATACCCCGCCAACTATCAAATAATCTTTGCGTATTTTTTTAAAAATTTGATCTTGTTTGATACTCTCTAGTCTTATACTAGTATTTGATTTCTGTTCAGTGATTTTACATCGTTGGCACCCTACAGGCCAAACATCACGTGCCATTTCGTCTTTAACTGTGGTCATCCACTTACTTGATTTTAATTCATCATATGAATAAAAATGTGGTGCATTAGTTATGTGACCACAACACCCAATAGAGCCTTCGGGATTAACGCGGATAAAGTGTTCTAATCTAGGGCAATACATGATAATTTCGAATACGCAATAGGATCTTGAGCTTTTAAATAAGCCAATATTTCAATCATCGACATTTCACTGCCCACTAACTGCAATAATAATAAGTCCAATCTCATATAGATTTCATTGTGAATATTAATCTTTAATCTTTCTACTACTTGGCTATTTAACATATTTTCTTCTGTTGGGTTTATCTGCAAAGGAGTAAATTTAGGCAGAGCCGTCATATTATGTAATTTTAATTTGGTATTCCTATGTAAATATTTTTTTAAATTAAGCAACCAACTTAATTGTGGTGCATAATGCCTATTAAGAAATAAATAATTTTCAGCGAAATAAATTATGGTGTCTTTGTCTAAACTAGGATTATCTCGTTTAGTATTATAAACATAGGTATTAATACCAGAAATAAATCTAGCAAGAGGATCTCTAATTACTACATCTATTAGAGGAATTTTTGTAATTTGCTCGTTAAAATAAATTTTATTTTTTTGTTGTTGAGCATGCTTATATAAACTTGAACTACCATTCTTAAAGATAGGATAGACGAACCGCTGTGGGTCCGAGAATTCAATGACTTCACAGCGGTTCGGGTAGATTATGTCATCTAGCCTATTTAACATCTATGTACTACTTATTGCGTCTTCTGACGATTGCGGATCATCGCTAGGATGTCTTCGGCACGTGCTGTTCCACCTGCTGGAGGTGTTGCAACTGGTGCTGTAGGAGCCGCTGGTGCAGCCTCTGTAATCACTGGAGCGACTACAGCTGGAGCGGATTCGAATTCTTCATCTGCTACTGCTGGTGTTGCTGTTTGTGCTACAGGTGTAGCTGATTCAGCTGAGACGATTGTTACGCCTCTTGGTTTGTAATAGTTACCCCAACGTTCAGCGTCATATGCTTGACCATCTACACTTGCTTCAAACATTTCTTTCATGACTTTTAATTCAACTTCGCTTGGTTTCTTAGGTAAGAAATCTTTCAAGTTGTATAAGCCATGAGTTTCAATAGCGCCAGCTTCTTCTGCTGTTAATGCAGATTCTTTGCGTGACCATTTTGAAGTTGAGTAGTCAGCATAACCACCTTTTGATGTTTTAGTAACTGTAAAGTCTAAACCACCTTGGTAGTCTGTTGGTAAGTTTTCTAACTCTGGATCAAGTAATGCTGATTTGATCAAGTTAAAAATCTGTGGACTAATGATAAATCTACGAATTGGATTTTCTGGTGTCTTATCGTCTGTGATAGGATTCTCACGCACAAAACCTTGGAACAAGTATGATCTTTTCTTCCAATACTTACGACCCATTTCTTCTAAACTTTGGTCTTTAAACCAAGTACGGACTTCTGCTAAGATTGGACATGCTTCGCCCCACATCTCAACGCATGGTACTTGTACAGTGACTGGTTTACTATCTGCTTGGCCTTTAACGCCAGCAAACGGTAAGTTAATCATTG